CGCAGCAACATGAGCAGCGAAAGCGTTGAGCGCATTTTGCGATTGGCACAACTGCTCAAATAAAATTGCCTTTTAGTGTTGCGTTGATAAATACTTTCACGTATAATCAGTGTTGTTATACGTTTGTATATACATCTTAAATCAACTTAAAAAGGCAACTTATCATGGCATCATTAGCAGAAATCAGAGCAAGACTCCAGGCAGCAGAATCAAACAAAGGTGGTCAATCATCCGGTGGTGGCGATAACGCAATTTATCCGCACTGGAACATGGAAGAAGGTAGTTCCGCATTGTTGCGTTTCCTTCCAGACGCAAATACCAAAAACACATTTTTCTGGGTAGAACGAGCAATGATTCGTTTACCATTCAACGGAATCAAAGGTGAAATGGATACCAAACAAGTACAAGTACAAGTACCATGCGTGGAAATGTGGGGCGAGTCGTGCCCAATTCTTGCAGAAGTTCGTACCTGGTTCAAGGACAAGAGCCTTGAAGAAATGGGTCGTAAGTACTGGAAAAAGCGTTCATACGTGTTCCAAGGCTTTGTACGTGAAAACCCAATCTCCGAAGATAAGAATCCAGAAAACCCAATCCGTCGATTCATTATCGGCCCACAAATCTTTGCAACCATCAAGTCGGCCTTAATGGATCCTGAACTTGAGGAATTGCCAACAGACATGTTGCGTGGTTTGGACTTCCGTATTGCTAAAACCAGCAAGGGCGGATATGCCGACTACAACACATCAAAGTGGTCACGCAAGGAATCAGCCTTAACTGAAGCTGAACAAGCAGCAGTTGAGCAGTATGGTTTGTTTGACTTGTCAAGCTTCTTGCCAAAGAAGCCAACAGATGTTGAGCTCCGGGTTATGAAGGAAATGTTTGAAGCGTCAGTGGATGGTCAACCTTACGACACAGAGCGTTGGGGTCAGTACTTCCGCCCAGCCGGGGTTCAGGCACCAGCAGGATCATCGACTGAATCCTCAGCATCGGCGGTTGCAGCAGTAGCTAAATCCGCTGCACCAGTTGACGACGATGTTCCATTTGAGCCAGATGCTCCTGCAGTAGCAGCAGCATCAGCACCAGTTCAAGCTAAACCAGCCGGTGGACAAAATGCTCAAGACATCTTGGCTATGATTCGAGCAAGACAAGCACAGTAACGACCAAGGAAAATTGGGCACTTAGTGCCCAATTTTATACTCTTTATGAAATTTTCATTGGTATTTGATAGCAACGACTTTATCCCGTTTGAAGTTGTAGAAAACCACGAGTTGTTTGAGTTCTTTGTTGAAAAAGCCAACAAAGAAAATTGTAATAGTTTTTCAGACGACCAGTGCGTTTATCACAATTGCGATCGATTGCTAAATGAAATAAACTGGTCGCTCGGAAAAACTAACGAAGTTTTATTTTTGCTTTACGGTAAAAATTTTCCTCAGTGCGACAATGTTGTTGATTATTTCGATCAAAGGTTTTTAAACAAACAGCACGAGCAATGGGTATTTTCTCAGAAACATGTTGTTGATATTGATCAATTGAGATGGTCTGAAAATGTTGCCCAGTCTAAATTAGGTAATGTGTTACACGATGCTTATCCAGATCACATAAGAAAAATTAAATTAGCCGAAGCTATGATCAAGTTAGGTTACATCTTTCCATACGAAGAAGTTAATCTAACAGTTCATCGACTTGAATCGTTTTTTAACAATAACATAGAATTTAAAGCAGACGAAAAATGGCAAGTGTTTAATAATCCATATGTGAACAATATGATTAGCGATAATCGTCGAGTAAATTTTAGTTTTGGGTACACTTACGTTGGACGACAATGCTATAACAAATGGCAATATTTTGACAGCAATTTAGAGTGTGAAGATCATTATAATTACGAAACACTCGAATGGGCCTTTCAAGTCAGCCTTGGGAGACCAGAAACAATTGCTTATAGTCCAGAATTTTTGTCTTGGTGTCAAGACAGAAATATCAATCCGATCAGTACTCAAATACCGATAGCAAATGTCGTTGACTTAGAAAAAAATTTACAGCATTATAGAACTGTGTTATATAAAAATTCTCGCAGCAATTGTCGAGCAAGAATATCATTTTAAAAGGCATTATTATGGCAAAACCATTTGACGTATCAAAGTTTCGAAAAGAAATTACAAAAAGCATTGACGGTCTCAGTATCGGGTTTAACGATCCAACAGATTGGATCTCAACTGGCAATTATGCCCTAAACTATCTCATTTCGGGTGACTTTAACAAAGGTGTACCGCTGGGTAAAGTAACTGTGTTTGCCGGCGAGTCTGGCGCAGGTAAAAGTTATTTCTGCAGCGGTAACATTATTAAGAACGCACAAGAACAAGGTATCTTTGTTGTGTTAGTCGACAGCGAAAATGCTCTAGATGAATCGTGGATGAAGGCTTTGGGAGTAGATACCAGTCCAGAAAAACTTCTCAAGTTATCAATGTCCATGATTGACGACGTGGCCAAGACTATTGCCACATTTATGAGCGAATACAAGTCCTTGCCAGATGGAGAACGTCCCAAGGTCCTGTTTGTTATTGACTCGCTGGGTATGTTGTTGACTCCCACAGACGTTAACCAATTCGAAGCAGGCGAAATGAAAGGTGACTTGGGTCGCAAACCCAAAGCACTCACAGCCCTGGTTCGCAACTGTGTCAACATGTTTGGTAATTACAACGTGGGCATGGTGTGTACTAATCATACATACGCTAGCCAAGACATGTTTGACCCTGATGACAAAATCTCAGGTGGACAAGGCTTTATCTATGCGTCAAGTATTGTTATTGCCATGAAAAAGCTCAAGTTGAAAGAGGACGAGGATGGTAACAAGATCTCTGATGTCATGGGTATTCGAGCCTCTTGCAAGGTTATGAAGACTCGCTATGCCAAACCTTTTGAAGGCGTCCAGGTCAAGATCCCGTACGAGACAGGCATGAATCCATATTCAGGTCTGGTTGATCTGGCCGAAAAACGTGGCTTACTAAAGAAAGACGGCAATAGATTGGCCTTTACCACAACTGATGGCGAAGTTATCAAACAGTTTCGCAAGGCCTGGGAAAGCAACGAAGACGGTTGCCTGGACCGGGTCATGCAAGATTTTTCCAAGACACCGGCCGAGGTAAGTACACCTGACGTTGACGCAGAAGGAGATGTATAAATGTCAGTAGATTTAGCAGCAGCAGTATGGGAAGAACTCAAACGTTACATTGGTTCTATGGATCGAGTTGAAGCTGCAGATGCATTAGTTAATCTGTTAGTAGATAGTAATTTTGACGCAGATGAGATTCGTGATTCCTTTAGGGGAGATCCTGAAGTAAAAAAAGCACTACAGGCTTACCTAGACGACCATGCTGATGATACAGAAGAAAATGAGGATGAGGACTACGATGATTATGACGATCCTGAGGATGAGGACTATTGACCTCGAAATATTTTCCTATTAACACACAAACTGCTTGTAGACTTAAATGGGCTTGGAGTTCGTTATATCTTAATACTGGCACTACTGGCAGTTGTCACAGGGCAAGCGTTTCAACATTAACGCTAGAGGATTTTGATAATTTTCATAATACTCCAGCCAAGTTAGAAGCTAGAAAACTCATGCTTGATGGGAAATGGCCTGGAAACGGTTGCGAATACTGCCAAGATATTGAATCAGCTGGTGGACAAAGCGATCGTCAATTTCAAAACAATATTCCCGACGTTTATCCCGATGTACTAGATCGAGATTCTACTGCAATAAATGTGCAGCCTAGTGTACTTGAAGTTTTCTTTTCAAATGTATGCAACTTTAAATGTGTTTATTGTAAATCCAGTTTGAGCTCTCAGATACAAGCTGAAGAACAAAAATTTGGATCTCCTATTATCAAAGTTGGACACAAACCACTAGACAATACATATAAAAATTATGCACCTGCTTTTTGGAAATGGTTCAGGCTGCACGGGCACGATCTCCAACGATTGAATATACTGGGTGGCGAACCTTTTATACAAAAAGATTTTTTTGAATTACTAAAATACTACCAACAAAATCCAAATCCTTCGTTGGAATTCAATGTCGTAACAAATTTACATGTTACAGAAGAACGACTGAGAAATATTTGCGATTCGCTACAAAATTTGCACATCAACAGTCATGTTAAAAGAGTCGACATTTTGGTTAGTATTGACTCCTGGGGTCCTGGTCAAGAATATGTAAGGCACGGATTTAATAGAGAAATCTTTGAAAGAAATCTTAAAATATTAACAGAATATAAAGTTTTCCGTATAGGATTGCTTTCGACTGTGTGTTCTCTTACAATCAATGAATTACCAGAACTGGCTGATAAATTTCAAGAATGGAATACCTGGCAAGAAATTTTCTGGTATATGCATTTGGTTTTGCCCAACAACGATAGTCCTTTTAGTCCTGCGCTATTTGATTACGGAGTCTTCGAAGACGCAATCAATCGTACATTGACCTTGATGCCAACTAATACCTGGGACGAAAAACAAACAGTTGATACTTTTAAAGGTATAGTTAGTAAAATAAAAGAAAATTCGCAAGACAACACAGCACGACAAAAAGAGTTGATAGATATATTAAATAACATCGACTCCAGGCGCGGTTTAAACTGGCAACAGTCGTTTCCTTGGCTTAATGAAAAGATGAAAAATGTGGTATAATCGTATAGTAGCTAACTTAGCAGAAATACCTGACTTCATTTCGTATTATGAAAATGAGCTGGCAGATGCCAAACGAGATGTGCGTATCGGCGGATATGTTGAGTCCAACATCAAAGAGCTGCCGGGTGTTACTGAACATCGTTTTAATCAACTACAGGAAATCGAAGCAGTACTTAATTTTTTACACATACAATTGCGTAAAATTCGTCGCAGACATTTTCAAAAATACCTAGAAGGGTATGCCCGTGCCTTGACCAGTAGAGATGCTGAAAAATATGTGGATGGCGAAGATGAAGTCATTGACTTTGAAACCATCATTAACGAAGTAGCACTACTACGCAACAAGTGGCTGGGCATCATGAAAGGCTTAGAAAGCAAGCAATGGATGTCAGGACACATTGTTAAATTAAGAACAGCAGGTATGGAAGACGTACAGGTATGACACAATTTAGTAGTCCTGAACTCAGTCATCAACACAGCCTCGAAACTCTCAACTGCTTGTACGAGTACGATGACTTTATGCAAAGTATTACCACGGTCATTGACATGGGCTGCGGAGCTGGCCACGACCTAGAATGGTGGGCTACAAGAACCACTAGAGATGAGTCTGCTAGACCACTCAACATCAGATGTGTGGGTGTGGATCACGCTGAAGATTTAGGCATGACTCGCAAGTACAAGAACATACGCTACATTTCTAAAGATTTTGAGCAGCCGTTTCCGCCGCAGAAGAAAAAGTATGATGTGGTGTGGTGCCACGATGCTTTTCAGTATGCAATCAATCCTGTGGCCACATTGTCAAACTGGTGGTCTGCTATGAGCGACGGTGGTATGCTGACTGTCATTGTACCGCAGTCTACCAATCTTGAATTCAACGTACAGGCCTACGATCAATACGACTACTGTTATTACAACTGGACCATGATCAGCCTAATACACTGTCTTGCTGTGGCAGGATTTGATTGCGGTAGTGGATTCTTTAAGAAAAAACCCACAGACGCTTGGCTACATGCTGTGGTATACAAAAGCGCACACAAACCAATGGATCCAAGATCCACCACATGGTATCGACTGAGCGAGCTGGATCTATTACCTGAGTCTGCTATGCGTTCTATTCAGCGTCACGGATATCCAAGACAAAGAGATTTGCTATTGCCTTGGCTTGATAAAAGTTTAATGTCAATGGCACAACACTAGGAACAAGCAGTGTACGAACACTTGGGCTGGCACTTTCCTGATTTTGATCGACATTTTGCTCGTACTGTATCGCAATGGCCCGGCACTGACTATCAACAGGCCACTATTGATCAAGCTGTACAGCATGCAAAAGGATTTGGCTGTGCCGTTGATGTAGGTGGCAACATCGGCCTACACACAGTTAGATTTGCACAAAAATTTCAACAGGTGCATTCGTTTGAACCCACTGCCATCAACTTTGAATGTCTACAAAAGAACACTGAATCCCTTGCTAATGTCACACTGCATCGTTGCGGGCTAGGCAACGAAGAAACTGTGCTGTCGATCAAGTTACCGCGGGATTCCAACAACTGCGGTAACTTTTCTCTAGTTGATTTTGATGTTGATGCTGACACAGTAGAAGAATCCATTTCCATAGTGACTTTAGATTCGTTAAATCTTGTCCCAGACTTGATCAAGATAGATGTACAGGGATTTGATTATAATGTGTTATTGGGAGCTGCTGACACTATTGCACAGCATCGACCAGTGATCATCATAGAGTCTGAAACTAAAAAATCAAGAAACACCATTGGCGAATTCTTAACTGTGCGTGGCTATTCAGTGGCAGCTAAAATCCGCCATGATCAAATTTGGGTGTATTCTGAAACAATCTAGTAATGGGTTGCCCTGTGGCTAATTCTGCACAGGTCCACTCTGTGTGAGACAAGTTAATCAGCCACTCGCTGCGATCCG